TAGTTGGAAGATGTTACTTATTTTCATGATGCTCTCCTAGTTGATGGGGGGGCTTTCGCCCCCCGATTGATTACCTATCTGTACGACCAATCCATGACGCCCCGATAACGCTGGGGAAGTATTCGCAAAAGTATTTGCGTTCATCCATGCTTTGGATGTGAACCCTGCCGGTGCTGGCTGGCTTATGTGGCTCAATAATGTTCAGCAAGATGTATGGGGTGTCGCTGTCGAGGACATGTACTACATCGCCTATCTGAACAGGCTTTTGGGTCGAGTCATAAACTAACTGCATGATGCTCTCCTGATTAAAGCGGAACATACCGCCATGACTCCATTATACTATTCTAACGCATGGGGGTCAATGATTCAGGGTATGACGACCCCACCCGTACCCCACCCCCCGGGAATGGCTATATGGTACCTGCGCCCCCCATACCCCTTAATCCGCACAAATCACCACCAAAATTAACTTTTGCGCATTTATTAAACCGGCAGTAAGTACAAAAAATCGCCCGCAAACCCGCATGGTTGAGCCAAAGTACGGCAGCCTAAAAAAATGAGACCCCACCCCCTATCGTTTTAACCGGCTAAAGCGATATCTATCTATATAGAAACACCCCCCTTGTCTTTTTCTGGAGTCCCGTTTCCTTTTGGGGTACTATATTTTTGCAGGATGGTTCCGACGATTCCTACCCTGTCGGCCCCCGGCTCCGTGATGCCGGGCAAACTCCTCTTTTGCCCCCTTTTGTATACAGGGGGCTTTTTTTGTGATATAACCCGCGCATGTCTACATACATTCTCGACGTCGATAAAGATATCGCGTTGCCAAAAGACGCGACTGAGGCGATGCCACAGATGACGCAGCAAGAAGAGTTAGAGGTCTACGCAAGGACTATCAAACTCTTATCTGATCTGCAGGGTAAGCCTATTGAGCCTGACGAGAAAGATAAAGGAACGGCAAGAGAACTTGCCAAAAAAATGTTGACAGACGGCGAAAAAATAGATTTCGCTAATTATAGAAATGAAATACTGGCCTATTTGGCTGGAATGGTCTCTCAATATGACCAGATGGTTGTGCGAGATCTCGCAGACCTTAAACTCTACGTCGTAAATCGGTTGATAGAAAAGTCAACCGACACAAATCCTAAATTTGCCATCCCCGCCTTGAAGGCGCTGGGAGAGATCGACGGTGTCGATGCGTTCAAAAAGCGCACAGAAGTCACCGTTGCTCACAAAACAACCGAAGAAGTCGAGAAATCTATACTTGAGAAGTTAGAAAGACTCGAAAGATTGGCTGAAAAAGGCAAAAAACGGGATGTGATTGACGTAGAGGCGATAGATGCTGACACCCGAACGGCTTAAGTTTTTAAAAACTCATATTAGTCTACTTAGTCACAACGAAAAGTTGGAGGCTCTAGACGAAATTAGTCGTTATGAGACAGAACAAATTAAGAAAATAGGTCAAACGGATCTTTTATCCTTCGCAGATCACGTATATCCGGGCTATAAAGTAGGCCCACACCACCGTAGACTGGCTAATATCTTTGAAGAAATAGCCGCAGGCAAGAAAAAGCGGGTTATTGTCAATATTGCCCCCCGTCACGGTAAATCTGAACTGATTTCTTACCTTGCACCCGCTTGGTTTTTAGGTAAATACCCCCATAAAAAGGTCATTATGGCCTCCCACACCGCAGATCTAGCAGTTGACTTTGGTCGTAGGGTGCGTAACTTAGTAGCCGATGAAAAATATAAAGACATCTTTCCTCAGATTGAACTCCAGCAAGACTCTAAGTCGGCGTCACGTTGGGGAACAAATTTTAAAGGCGAGTATTTTGCTATTGGTGTCGGTGGCGCTCTGGCTGGTCGTGGTGCCGATCTGTTTATTATCGATGATCCACACTCAGAGCAGGAAGCTAAGCAGATGCGACCCGAGGTGTTCCTACCAGCATGGGAGTGGTTTCAGTCAGGACCGATCCAGCGTCTAATGCCGGGTGGCGCCATAATCGTGGTGATGACACGGTGGTCAAAGCTTGACTTGACCGCACAGATTGTGAACCACATGGTCAAAAATGAGGATGCAGACCAATGGGAGGTGGTGGAGTTTCCAGCCATCCTACCTAGTGGGAAGGCACTTTGGCCTGAGTTCTGGCCTGTAGAGGAGTTGGAAGCCAAAAAGGTTGGGATGGACCCCCGGTACTGGCAGGCTCAGTACATGCAGGACCCGACGGCTGAAGAAGGAGCACTAATTAAGAGGGAGTGGTGGCAGATCTGGGATAAAGATAGCCCACCGGAGTGCGAGTTTATAATTATGAGCCTTGACGCGGCCCAAGAAGCCAACAACCGGGCGGACTACAACGCCTTGACTACGTGGGGCGTCTTCCAGAACGAAGAAACAAACGTCTATAACATCATATTGCTCAATTCTGTAAAAAAGCGCATGGAGTTCCCTGAACTAAAGGCCATGGTGCTTGAGGAGTACAAAGAATGGGAGCCAGATGCGTTTATAGTGGAGAAGAAGTCCAACGGGTCAGCGCTTTATCAGGAGTTGCGGCGCATGGGCGTGCCGGTTTCAGAATTTACGCCGGGCAAGGGGCAGGATAAGATTGCAAGGGTCAACGCTGTGTCCGATTTGTTTTCGTCTGGGATAGTCTGGGCACCTGACAGGCGGTGGGCAAAAGATGTTATTGAGGAGTGCAACGACTTTCCATCGGGGGCAAACGATGACTTGGTGGACTCAACAACTCAGGCCCTTTTGAGATTTAGAAATGGTGGGTTCCTGCGTCTACCGACGGACGAACCTGATGAAGAAATATATTATAGACGTAAGCAAAACGTTTACTACTAAGGATAGAACATGGCTATTTTTGAGGCAATTAAGTTTTGGTGGAAAGTTAAAAAGGCCAACCGCAAACTGCTAAAGCAAGTAAAAAAAGCCGACAGGACACCTTACGCCACAACAAAAGAAGACATTGATGAGTGGATTAAAACAAATCCATTTGGCGTGACGCGTGAAGAATTAAACGTAAGCCACATAACGCGGGTGACCGCCCCAGCCGTTACAACATTTAAGGAATTTTGATCATGGCAATCGATAAAGCACTCAACCAAGCTCCTATGGGGTTAAACGAAGAGACGATGGTTCAGGAAGGTCCTGAAATAGAAATTGAGATTGAAGATCCAGAGGCTGTCCGCATCGGTGTCGATGGTATGCCGATACTAGAGTTTGAAAAAGGCGAAGATGTAGAAGACTTTAATGCGAACCTTGCCGAAGATATGGATGAAGGCGCATTAACTGAACTAGCAGGAGATATATTAGGTGACGTTCAGTCTGATATTGACTCCCGTAAAGATTGGATGCAGACATATGTAGATGGCTTAGAGCTTCTAGGTATGAAGATTGAAGATAGGACAGAGCCATGGCCCGGGGCATGTGGGATTGTTCACCCCCTACTATCTGAGGCGCTGGTGAAGTTTCAGTCCGAAACAATTATGGAGACATTCCCTGCAATGGGACCGGTGAAAACTCAACTCATCGGTAAAGAGACTCCAGAGAAAAAAGAAGCAGCCGTTCGCGTGCGCGACGATATGAACTATCAACTAACTGAGCGTATGGTTGAGTATCGCCCAGAGCACGAGAGAATGTTGTGGGGTTTGGGCTTAGCAGGTAATGCGTTTAAGAAAGTCTACTATGACCCATCACTAGAGCGGCAGGTATCTATATTTGTTCCCGCTGAAGATATTATTGTGCCCTACGGCGCCTCTAGTTTAGAGACAGCAGAACGTGTAACACACGTAATGCGTAAAACTAAAAATGAGCTCAAGAAGCTTATGGTTGCTGGGTTTTACAAGGATATTGAGTTACCAGAACCACAGAGTTCACTAGATGAAGTAGAAAAGAAAATTGCTGAAAAGATGGGCTTTCAAGCCACCAGCGATGATAGATACAAGATCCTTGAGATACATGCAGATTTAGTAATTGAAGATGATAAGTATGCAGACGTAGATGAGGACGGAAAGCCTACTGAGATAGCTCTGCCGTATGTGATAACGATTGATAAAGATACGCAAGAGATTCTAGCAATCCGTCGCAACTGGAACCCCGATGATGATTTAAGGGCTAAACGCCAACACTTCGTACACTATGGATACATA